AACGGTACGCTAGGATCTAAAGTGTCCTCCGCGTCGCCCAGGATACCGCCATCGGCATATGCTGGCATACGGCCAGACATGTACTCAGACATATCCGGGCGCATTTGGTCGTTATCTTCTTCTTCATGGGCTGGATGCTCTAGGCCATCTTCTTCTGCTTTGAGAAGGAGATAAGCTTGTTGATTTCGCCCTTAAGACCTTTGTCCAGTTCTTGACCGCGAGTAACGTCCCCGCCTTCAGCCATTTGCTTCATGTCTGATTCAGCTTCGTCTTGGCTGTACTGGTCTTCGATTTCTTCTTTATAAGGTGCTTTACCGTTGTTATGCTGATGAGCCATATCAGGGACTTTAGGTCCTTGACGCTTAGCGCCCATTTCGTTATAGTCCTGATCCGGCTGATCTTTAGGGCTGGACGGTGGCATGCTATCTTCTAGCTGGCCTTCTTGGTTATAAAGCTTAGTGCTGAATGCATTGGTCGGCACCATTTTAGGGCGTGCAATAGGCATTACTTTACGGCTATTGTTAGCTTGGGCTTGCTTTACAGTCGGGTTATCGGTCCAGTCGCTATTCTTTAGGGGTTTACGTGCTTCGGACTGGTGTGCTTGTTTAGCATCGTTGTATAAGTCATTGGGATTAGGGCGTTTTTCGTCTTTAGCCGAGATTTCGCCGCCTTCGGCGTACTTGGGGACTTTGGGCATAGCTTTTAGTTCAGCGAGTTTTTCGCGATGGGCTTGCTTTGCGACATTCAATGGAGCGCTATCAGTAGCGCCGTATTTGTCAGCCATTTCTTTAGCTGAGCGAGCGTGATAGCCAGCTGCCGAAACGCCCTTGCCCATTGGAGTGTCTTCTTGATGTACTCCGCCGCCCTTGGCCATCTTTTTCTTACCGGCTTTGCGTTTAACAGAATACGCAATGGCCAACGATTGGTCCTTTGGCTTCCCTGCATGTAACTCAGCTTTGAGATTATGCTCAAATGCTTTTTTACTCGACGATTTTTTTAATGGCACTTTCGACCTCAGTTTTAATTTTATCGAACGTTTTCAAATACTTAATGGCTTTTTTCATCAAAGCCGCACTATCTTTAAAGTTACCTAAGCCTTTATTGCAGTTGATACATAAGAGACCTCTAATTAGGCCATCGTCTTTATGTTCGTGATCTACTGCAAGCCGACGTTTTGAAGGACACTCATTGCCACATATATGGCATACTCCTTCAAAGGCTTTATTAAAATCGTCATACTGTTCCAGCGTTATTCCATAAGCTTTCTGCAGCTTTAACGATTTTTGTCGGTCCCGAATCTCCTTTTTACTCGCATAGGCATTTCTCATGCGCTCTGCGGCTTTGGCCTTTTTCTGCTCGGCCGTTAATCTATTCTTACGTTCATAAATGCCCGTAGGCATTTTAGATAATCTCACTTATAGTTATAATCGATTTAATGACGTTTAAGCCCTGATCTACAGGTGCCGATGAGCTAAGAGTTACGGTAATAGTATCGCTAGCTGCTACGCTGTTAATAACGCACTGAAGGCCCTTAACGCAAGGAACGCTGGTTACTACTGGTGTACCATTATGAGCTATTACGCACACTACTTGGCTATTAGCACTAGAATCTTGTGACAAGGCAGGAGCAGAGATAGTAACGCTAACGGCATAGTTATTAGCTTCCGGAGCTATGTATGTAGCAGTTCCAAGACCACTCATCATTTGGGTATTAGACAAGTTACTCATTATACTCCCTCACTGATGGCTATAGTCGATTTGATTACGTTAAGCGAGTTATCAGCCGGATTGCTAGAAGCAAATACGATAGTAATAACATCGTTTACAGCACATAAAACGCTAGTATGGAAGCCTTGTTGACCAGCTTCAGTAGTGAACCAGGGCGTACCATTTAAGTTCACAGTAACAACAAGGAGGCTATCGATTGCTGCACCGCTAGTGATAGTCGGGAGGCTGATCTTAACGTCTACAGCATAGTTATTGGCTTCTGGAGCAGTAAAGCTGACAGTTCCAAGACCGCCGAACACGATTGATTTATATACATCAGCCATTATAGTCCCTCACCGAAGGAGATAGTGCTTTTAACTACGTTTAAGGCTGCATCAGAAGCAAGGGCTGAACTAAGAACTACAGTGATTACATCACCAGGGAGGCAGGACAAGACGTGCTTAAAACCTGAGATACCAGGAGCACTTACGTATACCGGTGATCCGTTTTGATTGATCGTGGTTGCGACTTCAGAGACCATGCCAGCAGTAGGGATAGTGGGTAGCGTGATATCTGCTTTAACGAAGTAATCGTCTTGGTTTACAGCGATGAAGCTGCAAGCCTCACCTAAACCTTGGAAGGTCAATACGTGCTTAAAATCAGCCATTATTCAGCAGCCTTTATGTTCTGCGCATCATAAGTGTGCGGAGACGGGTTCTGGTCCTTATGCGATGCTTCTTCGTGAGGCATCTTCTCCATTGCTTTAAATGCCTTATGCATTGCTTCAGCAAGGGCGCTAGCATCCTTCGACTCAATAGCCGATATAATGCTTTTAGCGCAATCTTCTAAATCACTAGGTTTTTCTTGGTCTTGACCATCTTTTTGGTCTGGTGTGCGACCTTTTATAATGAGGCCAGCGACTGATTGCTGTTTATTTTTAAGAAAGGGGAGCAATTGGCCTCCAATTAGGTGACTAATAGGGGTATTAGTCCCAATAACGGCCTAATATTCGCCTTTTTTGATCCAGGAGTTATAATCTTGTTCTTCCTGCATCTTATCTAGCTCATGCTGGAACATAGCATCGGCTTCTTCAGCTGCCCATTTGGGCGTACCCCATTTAGGCTTAGGCGGTGGTGCTGGCTGATGCGTGAAAGCCCATGACTCTTTAAATGCGTATAGAACGGCGTCGATTATGTCGGAGTGAGGTTGTTTCTTTATAATGATTTTATGGGGAGTAGACTTCTCCCAATCGATTTGGACTAGGTATGAATCTTTAGCGAATCGACTATCTTTTTTGGCTTTGAACTTACCTAAGCGCATAGAATCATTAAGTAATTCGACGTTTTCTTGTTTACGGATCTTATCTGCTGGATCTACGTTAATTGAATGCCGTCTACGAATTTCTTCTGCGACCTTCTTACCAAGACCACCCTCATCCATTACGACTTTGGATATATTTTTATACTTATCAGTCATTTGGTTCATTTGGGCCACTAGCTCGGTAATACCTTGCTTATTCATTACTAATTCTTCTACGAGATATGTAGTGTCACTAGTGGGTGACCAGGCTAGGATGGCTATAGCATCGGCATCCCTAAAGCCTATATCTACTCCCATAACATACTCCCAAGTATGTTCTCTTGGTAACTCCTTGAAATCACATTGCTTTTCGTTGTATTGTACCCAAAGGGATTGTACATCCAATACCCATTGATTTAAGTACTCTCGACGAAAGGTAGCATTATCGGTGGTCCATTCCCGTTTGGCTAATAGATCATCAATAAAAGCCGTTGGGTTAGGCATGTGGGGGTTTTGAAGGAGTGTCCAGCCATGGTGTGAATAACCATATCGTTTGTTCTGGGTTACCTCAAAGAAGTAGCCGTTAGGGACAGGTCCGGGAGTGCCAGTTAAAGCAATCCAGCCATCTTCATAGTCGGCTATGGATGGTGTTAGAACGTCATTTACCAGTGATTCTATGGTCGATAGGTCTTGGGCCTCATCTATTGCGACGCCTGGGTATTTACGACCGCGAAGGCGCTTAATAAAGTTCTTCATGTCGGCACCATACATGACTAGTTTGGCGCCATTGGGATGGACTATAGTGAGTTTAGATTCGATGAATTCAAAACCAAGGTTATAGCGGTCATTAAACTCCTGCATTACGGGCCACATAACCTCACGTGCTGACTCTCGGGTGAGGCCTAGGTACACGCATTGGGACTTAGGATGTGATTCCATAGTTTTAATAAACTTGATGGCTAATCCATTGGTCTTACCAGCACGACGCGAACACTGGTTAGCTATATATCGGGCTGGATCAGCTACAAAGGCATCCTGCTCAGGGAAGTCACCCTTAAGTACAATCTTATTGTAAGTCTTAACGGTTTTACGCGATAAGACTTCCTGCATTAGACCAGTTTTAGTCCTCAAGGGCTTCCTTAGCTGCTTCTTTTAACTCATCGTCGGTTAGATTGCGCAATGAATCTTGTTCAATCTTCTTAATCTCAAATAAAAGCTTACAGTGATCCCTAAGATCGCGCGCCTCTGATGCTTCTAATTTGCCCTGAACACTAGCAATCATTAGATTGCGTATTTCTCGGCTCAAAACCAACAGACAATCATCGATAAGACGCTGAACACTAAGACTAGAAGTGAGAACTTCTGGAGTAGTGTCCGGCGCCTTTGGAAGCGAACTCTGATTAGGTTTGACAACAAATTTACTCATTTAGCCATTACGATATGAGAAAAATTGCTTAATGGGATAACGATTGTAGCAGTAGCCAATTGAGGACCTTTGATTTCTACTGATACAAACGAGTCGCCCATGGTCATGCTGGTTACTTTAACGGAGCTAGCAAGCTGGTGCACATTCAAAGTCGGACCAAACTGGCCAACGCCGGGGTAATGCATAACACTATGGGTAACGGCGTGCTCTACGGCTTTACCACTAAATTCGTTCATAATTACTCCTTAGATTCGGTCGGTTTAGCAGCTTCTGCTTCGGAAGCTTCTTTATCGAGTTTAATGCGATCAGCTGCTTCGTGATTGATTACTACCAAGGCTTGGTTGGCAGCATCCAGGTCCTTCTGCAATACGTGTATTTGGTACTGGAGTTGACCAGCCTGATTGACCAATTGGCCATACTCAGCTTGAATTTCAGTCAATGCACGCGGTTGTTTCGCCTGGGCAGCGGGTTTTTTGAACGGGTTAAAGCGGCTAGATTTCTTGGACATATTTGTCTCCTATAGGTTAAAAAACGGGTTAAACGACGGGTTATTTACTTTAGATAATAGCATACGTCCTAGTTTTGTCAAGTGCCCAACGTACTTTGGATTGCTAGGAAGTAAAGATTTTGCTACACCTTTTTGACGCCACGGTCCCTTTACAAATACCCAAATGACGGTCTCTTGGTCTAGGGTTAAAATACTGTATCCAATAACGGTATCTGGATCATCAGGGAGGCAAGCTACCTTAATCAATACGTTCTTACTGGCTGGCATGCTACTCAAGTATGGGTGATAGGCCTTCATGAATATATCTTTAGGTATCTCACTGAAGTGCGACTCACCATAATATAGGCCTTTAAGGAACGTGGCCATGATGAAGCTTCGATCTTCTTCCTTAAATGCTCTAATATTGTATAAACCGTTGAAATTACTCATTTTTAGCCAAATACCTGGACTTCATTATCGATCTCAAGTAGTTAATTGTTCGCCACACACTCATTCTGCTGGTCTTAATGCCAACAGCAGTTAGCGTCTTAGCTATATTCCTAGCCGATATGCCGTTAGTATGATACTCCCAAATGGTGCGCTCTAATTCAGTATCAAATGCGTTATCATTCAAAAAGTACGTAGCGTAAGTAAAGTAATCGATCTTAGAGTTAAGCCACAATGCCGTATGGGCATTCTTACCTGACTTCTTATGGAACGGTGCGCTGGTGTCAGAAGTATCAACAGCTTCAATATCAATGAAGCCATCATCTTTTAGAATTTTATCCCATTTCTCTTTTAGTTCAAGAAATTCAGGGGTTTGATACTTGCTGCTCATTTTGAGAAGTCGCCTCAGTAGTTGCGGCAGTAGCTTCAGCCTGGGCCTTCTCAGCAGCTGCCTTCTGCGCTGCTTCCTGGTCAACTTTAATCTGGTGCAATACGCCAGAAGCAATCTGACTTGATGCTATCTTACGTAAAGCTTGTACGAAGTAGTTCTTAGGGACAGATCCGGGGAGGGTTTGATACTTATCGTTCTTCAAAGGACCAATCCGCAGGATCATGTCGGCTAATGCGAATTTAAGGCTAGTCGGCTCAGCCAAAGGGCCTGTAAGTTCGATAATATCATTAGACCATGTCTCAAATTCAGACATGCCAGTCGGTAGTTTAGTCGGGAAGTAAGAAAGGGCCTTTTTAAGCAATAGCTTAGCGTTCATTAAAATATCTCCTTATAGGATATATCATACCATTAAAATACAGTTTGTCAACTACTTTTTTGCTAAAGTCTTAGAAATACGTGGTTTTGCTTCTAATTTTACCCCTGGGAGGGTAACCGTGTTCTCAAGTGCGTCCTGGAGCATTTGAACGACAGTTTCGGCATCTATTTCATTGCATTCTACGATTAATTCGTCATGGACCTGTAGAATAATCTTAGCATCTATGCCCAATACGTCCATATATTCGTAAAACTTGATGGCTGATCTATTCATTATAGAGGCGCCAGTAGATTGTATACGGTGGTTACAGGCCAGATTTAACATATTTCTAACTTCGTATGGATATTCGCTATGTTCTTGTATTCCATAGAGTTTTTCGATTTTTTTAGCATCGGGAATCCGACGTGGACGGCCGAATAGGCTAGTGACTTGTCCATTCTTTTTGACCAGTTCGTGAGCCTCTAGCATCATGCTTTGAACACCGGGGAATGTTTCTAAATACTTCTGCAAGTCATTTGCAGTATCTTCTACAGACTTACCAGTAGTGGGCGCTAGCTGGAAGGGGGTAGCTCCATAGGCTGCTGCTAAAGCTATAGTCTTGGCTAAGTCTCTGTATTTCTTATACTTTACTCCAAATGCATTAGGTCCTTCTTTTTGAGGGGCGCAATCAAATTTATCATATACCTCCATGCCGACCACCGAATAAAAATCAGAGGCGCCATTAAAGGCATCCATAAGGCGTTTATCTTGGCTATAGGAGGCAAATACCCTAGGCTCTAGCTGAGATTGGTCGGCACTGACAAAGACCTTACCGGGACGTGCTGTAACGCACTGCTTGATGCGCTCGTCGTCCCTAGGAAGGTTCTGGAAGTTAGGGTTCCTGGACGCATACCGGCCGGAGGTAGTACCATGCTGTAAGAAATTAGGCCTAATAATACCATATTGGACTTTAGATCCTAGGCCCTTTATATAAGTATTAAGTAATTTCATTTTTCGCTGATATTCTAATAGCTTAGCTACCCATTTGTACTTGTCAGCGAATTTAGATAGAGTTTTCTTATCGGCAGCGATATAAAACCACGGTTCTCTTATCTTCTTACCATTGGGCATTACATTACCGACCTGATGGCTACAGACTGCCATGAAGTCCATTTTAGCACTATAGGTATATGGTATCTTCATGCCGAACTCTTTACAGATCTGCTTACCAGCATCAGTTAAGGTGCCGAACTCTAGGGCCAATTCGTCAAATAATAACCATGCCAATTGTGAAGATGAGCCGATATTAAACTGGTTTTTCTTGGTGGTGCCTGGGTAGCGATCCTGTACATACGGTAATATCTCTTGATAAATAAAGGCTTTAGCTTCTTCACATTCAGCCGTTAGTGTACGCTCTAGTACTCCCAAAGCCTCCATATCGACTTGAAGTCCAGTCGTATTCATTTCATACGTTGGGCCTTTAAGTAGCGGCATTGACTCATCTTTAAAGAAGAAGTCTGATAACCCTTGTTCTTCTAGTTGAGGCAATAATGCTGTAAATAGCTTATAGGTTAGGATGGCGTCCTGGGCGCCATATTCAGCCATTATTTGACTATCACACTTCCACATTTCATAATGAAGTTTAGTTAATTTACCACCATTAGCTACTACTGATTCCTTCATACGTTTCTGCTGATCGGCTGAATCTTCTCCGAACATGGTCTTGGCTAGTTCTTTTAAGCCTACCCTACGGTTCTCATCCAGCAAATGGGCTAGAATCATGGTATCGATCAGTAAGGCATCAATGAGCCGGACCTTGAAATAGGCTTCTACCATCATGCAATCAAATACGGCATTATGCATAACTAACTGCTTCTCAGATAGCCGCTGCATGATGTTTCTAGAGTAGTCTACTAGTTCCTGGTTAAACTCTAACTTCTTGAGTTCCTTGTCATATTTAGCCAATATAATGTAATAACCAGTAAATTCATCAAATGCAATAGAATAACCAATAATAGAGTCATAACGAGTAAGTCCTGTCGTTTCAGTATCAAATGTAACGATATCAGCATCAATTATACAATCTTCTAACAGCTGCAGATCACCTACCTGGTCAATGATGATTAGATTTGGTTTCATCAGAACCCTCCTGAAATACGTGCCTAGATTCATAGGGGAGTATATCAGTCTTACGGTCCAACTTTCTAGCATTAGTTGCTTTATTTAAATAAAACTTAGCTGAAACTTCTTCATCCTGAGTCGTTTCACGTAAAATCTCAGTCTTTGGATCAAAAAATAGCTGGTATCGTACATCTTCCTGGATACGGTCTTGACCTTGCTTCTTATGCCGAATTTTAGCGAACTTAAGAGCCATGATGGTCGGTGCTCCTTCAGCGTACATTCGTTTTAAGGGCTGCCATAGACATAGGCAATAATCGACGAATGACTCAAAAAATACTGTTCCGAAGGCTGCATCTTTGTTTAGTTCAAGGTCTCCTATGCCAGCTTTCTCTCTAGGTGCCTGAGATAGCATAATAAGCATCATATCGACCTTAACGGCTATAGCCTTCATACGACGGCAAATACCTATTAGTCCTTCGTTTTCTCCGTTTTTGTCAGACTTCGATAGCACTCCGATATGGTCAATGACGCAAGCACCAACCTTTTTACCAGTTTGTTCCTGCCAATCAAGTAAATGCTTCTCAATATCGTCAATAGAAAAGTTAATGAAATCGCCAGAATCGGCATAGTTAGATACCACGTGTATTTTGTCATAAAGTGATTCGTTACCATTGCATATAGTTTGGATACGTGCTGCAATTTCTCCCGCAGGTTGTTCCAAACTGAAGAAGAAGTGATGGTAGTCCGGATTGTTCTCAGCGAACCAAATAAACGTGTTAAGAGTAAGCGTAGTTTTACCGACACCAGAACCTCCTATAATGCCTATAACCTGCCCTAAACGGAACCCGTGGACTGTATCGTCAATAAGTCTATTGCAGGGGAATCTAGTACCTTTTAGGGCGCTATCGCCTTTCTGAAGGATATAGCGTACCGTAGGCGATGTATCAGCTTTTTGCTTCTCTGTACCTAGCTCAAAGGTCCATATCTTGTCCACGATGCCTTGCGCGTAGCTTGCACGGTGGTGTGGTGCCCTTTGGCTAGCCTTGGCACTGTTAACTAGGACCGACATAGCTTCTTCACGTGAGAAGCCATTTGCATACATTAAATGGCCTAGTCTAAAGTCGCCCTTGGATCGATCTTCTACATTGCCAGCGAATAATTCCTTAACTTCCTTGTTATCCTGAATTAGCTGGCCAAATTTGGCTGGTAGGGTATCATCTATTTCGATTTGAACTTCGTTTATATGAAAGGTCCTATTATAATGCATTACACACCGCTGCTCATCTTCTTGGGTAATATTGGGTAGGAGTTTATCCAGCTGTTCTGAAGTGTAAGTAATATCATCTTCTAGTAAAGTCTCGCAAAGGACTAAATTATCCCAATTCTTGGTATTAACTGTCCCTGGAAGTCTCATTAATTGGAATAAAGTAGCAATAGAATCATCGGTCTTGAATAAGCGCATTAAGCGATATTGAAGTCTGAGATAGGTCTGGGCTGTAAGATCAGATACCTTCCAGTATACATGAACGCCATGGCCAGAATCGACTATCTTGGTAGGAGCTATTTCAGAAAGTCCAATTGTTTCGATGAAGTGTTCCTTAGAAGTGTATTTCTTATCTTTAAGGTCACAATCAACAAAAACCCAGTTAAACCGGTCAATATGACTACCATCGACAATAACACCATGTTGATAGGTGCTAGGATGATTAGGCAAGTAGTACACGTTGTAACCTTGAGTATTGTAATCAATGATTTCATCATTTGTAAATTCGCCTTCTAATACTGGTTTAAGTCCTGGATCAGCTTCCCTAGCCCAGGAGGGTAATATCAAACGACATAGCATGGTACCCTCCCGGTTAGGCGGTTAATTACTGGTTCTTAGCGGCTTTAGCTTTAGCAAGGATAGCTTGTGTACGGGCCTTACGGTCGGCGGCTTCTGCTGCCAAACGGGCCATTACATCATCATCGCTTTCTTCAGCTTCTTCGGTCTGTTCAGAATCAAATGTGCGCTCGGCTTCGTCCTGCTCAGCTGCAGCCTCCAAAGTCTCGTTACCACCTACGACTTCAATCGTATTGGTCTCATCGAACTGGACTTTGTACTTGTACATTTCGCCATTAGGTGTCGGAACCATTTTATCAAATGATACCTTGACCATGTGGCCGGGCGTTACAGCTTGCATCTTACGGTCCATATCAGTCTTGCCCCATACTCCAACATTGCCCTTGGCAGTTTGGAAGATATAGATATACGACAGACCAGACTTCTTCTTCTTATCTTCTACTTGACGGCTACCCAAATAGTAACCTTCAATGCTGGTAGGGTTAGCTTTACCAGTCTTACGGTTCGAACCACCCAAGCTAATGGTGGTATCTGCAGACAGATCCGATACTTCTTTATAGGCCATTTTATAACTCCTTAGTTATTATACTTAATAAATTCGTCTTCTAAACCATCAGTAAAGGCCTTCATTGCATTTGATTCAATCACAAATGCATTATAGGCCAGCAGCGTCCGTTCACTATAAACACCGTCGTTGTGGTGCAGATCATCGCGCATAGCATCGGCAAGGTTAGTAGCAGCCGTCGCATAGCGCATCAGCATTTTTTCTCCGTCATTCATTGGAACCTCCTTGATTATCTTCTATGATTTTATACGCACTGTCAATAGGAATAAATATTCTATCTGGGCACCATATCTCTATTGGCAAATCATCGATATAAGCCGTGGGTTTATCCATGATAATATCGACATATGATTCTAGGCCGAGTGTCACAATCACATCAGCAGCCCATTGATTGCCGCCCTTAGACCAGACTACTACGAAGGCGCCACGTACGTGTTCTTCTTTAAGAATACGTATATTATTCCAATGTGGAATAACTTTAACATACTTACCCAAATTGACACAATCCGGTACGGCAATATAGTCCTGGGCGGTATCACTGGTATGGACTACCAAAGTGCCATCCACATCGCAGAAAATAGTGCGATTATTCTTAATCTGTCTCATTTTTTCTCCCTAGTATCTGTTCCTAAATTACGCTTGTAATATACAGTAAGCATAAGGACGCAAGCACCAGCATGGCCCAAATGAGATACGCCTGATTCCCTGTCAGTATCCTCTCCTGAAGCAAATGCAGTAACGTGACGCAGACAAGCGGCAATAATACGATGCCAAGCCATACCGCCAGTATAATTGTAACGACCATACTTCTTCTCCCCATACATCATGGCCTTAGCTACTTCATCCAGGAATTCCCTGGGAAGGAGACTAAGGTCTGGTTTTTCATTATCGTGCTTAATACCTTCATTGGTCTTAGTGGTAGGTTGTTCTATAGGACCGGTAGTGATATCAGTAATAACGCCATTCTGAATCTTAATCGTACTTTGTGCTCCGGTATTATTATGCGTGAACTGTGACTTTGATGCTTCATAAATCAAACCGCCCGGACCTGATCTGTAGCTGCCATTGCCTTGGTTATTATTGGCTGCTGCATTCATGGCTTGGGCCATATGGGCTACTCCGTAATGCTCATTGACTAAATCATCAATTTGAGCAGACATACCGCCTTTTACCTTGCACATTTTTACCCTTCCAGTGTTTAAATACTTTAACTTGATATTGACTAGTAGTCAAGTTTTTAGCATTACCCATATTGTATGCAATAACGCCTCTGTTGATATTATGGTAGCGTTCGATTTGCTTTGCAAGGTATTTTGCTGCATATTCAATATTATTTTGTGGTTCCATAAGCTGCTTTTCAGTGCCCTTAAAACCAAGCATTTTAGCAGTAGCCAATTTGATTTGGCAAATACCAACAGAATTGCCCTTGCCGTCGTGACGGTGGAAGGCCTTCACATTATGGCCCGATTCAATATAGCATAGACTGCTTAACAGACCTTGGGGGAGGTTGTTTTGAGCCGAAGCCATCATAAAAAGTAGCATTAGTGTGTTCATACTACTATTATCGGTCACTTCGGCTAAAAACTCAAGTCCGTCTCGTTTTAGACCTTCATTCCGGGACGAAAGTCCACAAAGTAAGGGATGCCATGTTTAACAATACCAAAGCCAATAGATGAGCCAACCGGATTGGCTGCTGCATATTTAGCGGCTTTGGAGCTAACATCCATAATACAGCCCATTTCAGCGCCGAATATAGTGCCTTTAAGGACTGAAGTGTACGTAATCGATACTTTGTGGCTATGGCCCTGAATTAAACTCATACCTAATATACGAGACTTCTGGGCTGGTGTGCCGCCTTGTTCGTCGCCATGTACGAATAAGATTGGTCCACGCTGTGTCTGAATGATAAGCTTCTCATTCTGAGGTACCCAAGTCCAGCCCTTATAATTAAATACTTGGTCTACATCCTTAAACATCTGGGCAGGGATACCAGCTTCAATAGCCCTAGCAATGATCCGTACATCGTGGTTACCGCGAATAATGGTCATTTTAGGGAACATTTTATGTAGTTTTTTGAGGCATTTCTCAGCTGCCAGAAACTCATCGGAAGGGCTGGCATCGTCGGTGTCTTTGGGCCAGCGACTCCAAATCTTCTGATCTGTAAGATCGCCTAGGCATACGACTAAATCTGGCTTATGGATCTTAGACCATCTGTGAGCAGCTTCCAAGGCTGGCCAGTTAACCCAAGGAGCATGTGCATCGGGAATCACAAGAATCTTACTATACACTTTTTTACTCATTTTATCTCCTTAGTAAAGGGTATATCGTATTTGAGAAGATAGTCAAGTACTTCTTGAGCAGTCTCAATTGAATGCCTACCGATCTTAAATTTATTGCAATAAAAGCATACCAAGCCTCTAACGCGGCCGGTGCGGTGATTGTGATCTACTGATAAGCGGTTCTTAAAGTCTGATCTAGGACGTTTACATATAGAACACTGGTCGCCATGCTGGTTTATTAGATCATTCCTAATCAGATCGATCTGCTTACGTGAGTAAAGTTTGTTTAACTTTGGCATAATTAGGTAAAGTCCACTTGACTACCGGTACTAGTTAGTTTTACATCAATACGACTATTGAATAGCAATTTTAGGTTCTCATTATGCTCCACTACAAATACATTATCGTGGTTTAAGGCTAACTTCTCAAGGAGGTTGAATGCTTTGGCCTTAAATACATCGTCCATACCATCAAGTGCTTCATCGAAGAACAAAGTATCCAGCTGGATGCCATGGTGATTCTGGATGCACTCCATTACAGCCACGCAGAAGCTGAGTTTCAATATCTGGCGCTGGCCCTTGGATAATTGAGTGTACGCGCAAAGATACTCGCCATTGCGTATTTCGACTTCTAGCTTATCATCTTCTTCCACTTTAAGACTAATCGAGAACTCGCCATCGAAATGCTCAGAAATCAGGTTATTCGTTTTGTGTTCTAGGAATGAGATAGTATCAGTTATCAAAACATTTCTGAATACAGGTATTAAGTCCTGAATCTGTTCTACATCGGCTAGGCGTACATCGGTAGCAAATTTAGAATCTTTTAAAGCATCTATATTAGATTTCAACTGATTAATCTTACCAAGGTCGATATCCCGTTTAAACGGATTCACTTGAGTTCTTAACAGCTTTATTGATTTAAACAGATTTGCGTGGTCTTTGGCTATGCCCTTCATGCAGTAGCTGAGTTCCACCAGCTTTGATTGACGTAATTGACCTATATTATCATGATCGCTGGTCTCATGGCCGCAGGTTGGGCATTTCTCACTCTTTACATTGGCTAGGTGAGTATCTATGGCTGTAATATCGGCATTTAACAGTGTGGTTTTGCGTTCATTATTGGCTTTAGAAACTCTAAACATCTTAATAGCTTCGCGCACATCGTCGTTTATGCCCTTACGCCATGCTTTGATTTTATCATCATTGTCTCTGTATATTTCTTCCATTGTATCAAGTTGAGCATTGAGTTTCATAATGCCAGCTTCTATTCGACTGCGACTGCCTAGAAGTAGTTTATGGTTATCCCTGGCCGCCAGAGACACGTTCTTAGCTAATGATAGGTCCACCAGCTGTTCAGTCAATATTCTACGGTTCTTAGCTGTGGTAGTGAAGAATTGCGCGGTTTGGCTAAATTCATGCATATAGGCACCAGCCAAATACAAGTCATAATCCATGCCTATTACATCATTTATCATCTTCTGGGTATCGTTTAGGTCCTTGCCACGTCGGCCATCAATGGTTAGATCATTAGGCTTGCGGCTTCTGGTAATACTAATGCCATGGAGCATCAAGGTTCCGGTGGTAGCTTCTTCTGCGTCCCAGGAACGTACCTCATCTACAGCACCACCTTTAGAGGTACGGCCGAATAAGATCCAGGGAACTATATCGCATAGAGTTGATTTACCGGAACCAGTAGGACCGCTAATAAGAGTTAACCCATTACTATTAAAGTCAAATTCAAGGTGTTTATAACTCCCGAAGTTAGTTACCATTGCCTTTAGCAGCTTCATTTAAACTCCTCCATAATACCTTTAGAGCGTCTTTAGCGGCGTGTTCTGGTAACTTATCGATTAAGCCATCTAAAATCTCAACTTGGGACAGATTTTTTAGGCCTTCAGTCTCTAGTTTATCGTCATTTGGTATTAAGTCAAGTTTAAAGTCCTGTAATCCAAGTATTTGGCCGACTTTGAATTTATTGATACGTGGTAACTGTGACTTAGAACCTTTAAGTCTAACTTGAACTATATCTTGTGCGCTAACTTCATAATATCCATTATGCACTACTAATTCGTCCGAATCTGATAGATGTACATCAATGACTATATGCTTCCTGAGGTTAGTTGGAACAAAGGTCAATGAGCCATCTTCGTTTAGAATCTGGAACCCTTTTTCTGGATCATTAGCTTCTCCAAAGGTCAATGTATACGGATTACCGATATAAGACCACTTACCGTCAAATGGAAGGTCTATATCCTGTCGGCTATGATAATGACCGCTGATGAATCTGAAACTACCAACTTCGTGTTTATTAGCAGCACTTGGATCTTGTATATAATGGCCGCCTATGGAACCTGTAACTCCCTGATGGCATATGATTATTTTATTAGTTTTAAGGCGAGCTAGCTCCCAAGTAAAATCTGCTACTGTTGATTGATATGGAATGAAGTGTACTTCTGGTAGAACGCCCGGTGAGAAGGCCTGGTCTACAATAGTTACATGATCCCTTAAGAAGTTAAGTGAATGCTCATTAGATTTTTCATGAATTTTATCGTGGTTACCTACTAATACAAACGTCGGCACTTGCGACAATCTAAACGTCTTAAGCATAGCATTTACACACTCGCCACGTAGATTGGCTTTGGTATCATGTAAATCACCAGCTACTACTAACGGTATATGCAATTCATTGGCCTTATCAATAGCCATCCTAAGCGATTTATCAGCTAACTCAAGTGTCTGTAAACTATAGTGAATGTCGCTAATTAGAACAGCTATTGGCTTACTCATTGGCCAATCCAGCTACTTCAATACCATCAGCCGTAATATCAAGTTCAACTACCTTAGGGCCTGGATTCGACTTATCGATATGATTCTTGTATAAATTCCACTGAACTTTAGCTCCAATGCGTACCTTCTGGCCTTTAACTGTTTTTTCTAACCAGCCTTTGCGGGAGGTTTGGAAGGTCAAACTGCTAAATAAGTTGAGGGCTTTACCACCGGCATTGGTTTTGCCTGGGCTACCTATATTTGCATATGTATAGTTTATGACCAATGTAGCAGCGTTACCTTTACGGCTTCTAGCAATAAGTGAGTTAATACCTTGACGGTTGGTTTTACCCTTACCACCCGGCTTCTGGTTAGTGGTAGTCATATCCATTTCAAGGTCATGTTTAGAGACTACGTTACCTATAGAATCAAAGATCACTAAAAGCTTTGCATCTGGATACTTCTTAGCAAAGCCGTCCCAAAGCTTAAAGAGGCTATCAAATGCTTCTTCTGCTACTGAACTTTTAACAAGCATGATTTGGCTTGGATCTACTCCCCAATTTATTAGGTCTTGGGTAGTGGTTTTACCCTCAGTTTCTACATAGATAACAGCTGCACCTTGTTCTTGGGCTGCCTTCATAGCTGTAATAGCGCAGGAGGACTTGCCGGAGTCAGAGTCACCAGCAATCATGACCATGGCGCCATAGGGTAATCCAGGGGTATTAGTAGCTAATCTCCACCATTCTGGCATAGTGATGAAGTCGCCTTCAGTCATAGACTTTAGGCCATCCCCAATGCTTACATTGGACATACTATCTTTTTTATTATAAAGCTTCTGTACATCGGCTACAATGCCAGAAATATCAAATTTAGCCATGTGCTATCTCCAAGGCATATTCTGGAACATCAATTATTCTACCATCGAATTCTAATTTTACCTTATAGAATGTGCCCACGCCAGCAATAATTTCATAATCTACCGTATGACCAAGGCATCCAGCATAAAAGTCTTTAGTATTGACTCTTACGAAATTACCCAACCTAAATCTGATCTTTAGCTCATGCATAGAAACTTCCTTTTACTCTCCCCAAGTCACTTGATAATACGATATTTTTTGTTTGAATAACCAGCCATAAGTATCAGTTTTGAGAGTTAAAGTAAAGCCAAGATTTCTCAATTCATTTACTAACTGGCGTGACGTTTCATGTAAACGTATGTACGTACCACCTTGATCGGCATCAGCTTTAATTCGCTTTAGAACGCCTTCCAATGTGCGTTGTGTGGCTTCTTCTGCTCCAAAGTGTTTCATGATCCAAAACTCCCTTTCGCGATACCGCGATAATAGATATGAGCATTCTGGAATATATTGTAATAACGCTCTAAATACTCAGATTCTGCGATGGCTTTATCATAGGCTTCCTGCTCCTGTTGGACGATTTCATGTGAATCGACCATTGCTGCAAGCATTACATCGGACGGCTTCTTGTCTGAAGCTTTAGCAGCCTCTAGGTATACTGCTGCCCTAATGGCCTTTAGACCTGACTTGCGCATACTAGCATCAAGACTAGCAGACTTAAGCAGATCAGACACGTGGAGTTGAGCATGAAGGAATTCAGCTGCAAGGAGTTCAGCTTGTTCAGTGGAAGTCCCCTCAGTATAAGATGCTTCAATCTTAGCTTCTAATTGACTAAAAGTTGACGCCAATTGACACTCCTACTATTCCATTGTTAAGGCCATATGCTCCAATACTTATCGGGCCTAGGACTTGATGGGTAACTGACACTCCGTAAACTGGTGCAAAGACGTTTGAGAAATTATTACCGACCAAAGCCGACACATTAGTTAGGTTGGTCTTAGGAGGTATGGTATCGGTCTTAGTATCTTCCTGGACTTTAGAGGTAATATCCTTAATATCTATGGTATCACTATCTTGGGTTTGGGTGATCTTAGTAGTACCATCTTTAGCCTTAGTAGTGACCGTAACTGTATGGGTATGGGTATCCTTATCCTGGTCAACAGTTTTGTTCTCGGTAATCTGCTGCTCGGTCTTGACTTCGGCTTTACCAGCAAAGAATCTTCCGCAAGCAAAACAGATTAGGCATGATACGCCTAGAACGATTAACTGAGTTTTTTGCGATAATTGAGGGATTGTCATACTATTTGGTCCAGTTTAGGTTTGGGTTTGGGTAACAAGAACTGAAGAATTGCTTTTTCTCTCTTGAGTTTAGCTTTTAGGCCAGAAATAGTCCTATTCAAATGATATATTATTTGTTCTTGTGAGTAAATATCCTTATTTAATTCACGTCTTTGCTTAGTCATTTACTGGTCCTTTGCTTTCTAGCTAACCTGTAACTAAGTTTAAACACATTGGGTACTATGTAAACATCGCTAATCAATAAAGTATGCAATGATTCGTTATCATCAAAATCTAAAGTGCCAAATGTAGCAGCTGCTCCTAGCTTCTCGACTAAGGCGTTGTACACCGGCCATGACACGTATACGCATTTAGGCGTCATACTTTAGTCTCTGATAAAAGGCCTAGGGCCGAACACTGTTCATAATTAAGCCAAGTCTCCCGAGTGTGGAGGCTATCAAGCATTGCCATACTCATACCGGTCGACTCATGCATAAGCTGAAGCCATTGCTGTTCAAACCTGCGTGCCCTATCGGCAAGTACTTCAATGCCAGTGGTGGACATATCTGGAAGATCTCCATGCTGATCTTCATGAAACATAAGCCAAGCAGACTTACCCATAAAACGTTCCCTACAGGCAGCAAAGATAAGGGTAGCAGCTGATTGAGCATGACCGTGGACCATACAACGAGTGCGGAAGGGGTAAGACTTAATCAGATCATAGTAAGCAAGTGCTGTGAGAGACAAACCACCTTCAGAATGAATAACAAGGTTGAGACCTAGCTGGTTATCTAAAGCTGCTTGACAATCAGCATGGAACTGTGCAAAGGACTGCTCATTAATCTCGCCTATGATGTAGATAGTGCGAAATTTACTCTTTTTCAGTACAGACATGGCCTTGACTCCTCCCTAATAGATTACATGAGTTATGTCGCTGCTGCAAGTAAGAAGTAAGCCCAAAGTAAATAATTGCTAAAATAAAGAAAAAGATCACAATCATGAGTTTCAATCTAACTCCTCCATATCGCCATCCTCCCAGAATACATTCATTGGGTTAGATGGGCCAATAGGCCAGTTAATGCTACAAATAAGAACAAATATCCCAATACGATAATAGCGGTCTTAATATCTTCATACATCGGTAGAACTCCTGTAGAATATATCCCCATAATCGATTGCATCATGTGGCCATACAGATAAATCACCACTCAAGAAGTACTCAAATAGCTCCTTATCTGTGTACGTATCGACTATAAGCTGATGGACTTCATCCTCATGCTCCTCAGTAATAGTCATTTCATCTAAAGCCCTGCCAGCTTCAGCTACAGTCATTTTACCTTTAGCTATTTCAATGCATAAAATACACATAAAACCTCTAAGTAAAGGATACCAAGGAAAGTATAAGAGTCAAGCAATAAATTTTACTAAGGGCCCAAAGATTTATATTGTAATTACATAATATAGATGGTATTCTACTTAAGGTGGAAGGTCTGAATGCCTAAACGGCTAGAGCTAAGATCCCATCCCCTAAACCCTCATGGTGTCTCCTATTAGGGCAATACAGCATTTGGCTTAACGACTATGCTCATTTTAACAAAGTTTTAAGGCTTTGTCAAGAACTTTATTATAATATTTTTATTGACTTTAGGGCTAAGGGCCTATAGGCTGATTTAGGAGGGTTTATGCACCGTAGACATAAGTTGACCTATGACGAACTTTACATGATAGGAGTTTTTATGCTTTTAGCTCTAGTAGCCATCCTAATAGCCTTTACAGCTTGCGTACGTGGTCCCCAGGGCGTACAAGGTATCCAAGGGGTAGCAGGAGTAACGCCGGTAGTAACGACTCAGCCAGCTAGCCACAACGATTGTCCATTTGGAGGTACTGAGGTAACAATCAATAATAACATCACCATTATCTGCAATGGAGATACAGGAGCAGTAGGGCCACAAGGACCTTCTGGAAGTCCTGGAACTAATGGCACTGTGGTCAACATAATCCAATTATGCTCAGGTTTTACACCTACTTACCCATCTTCCTTCCCTGAAGTAGCGCTATGCATTGATAACCAGCTTTACGGCGTTTATTCGGCTAATGATGGGTTCCTTTCATTGTTGACTCCTGGAACCTATACTTCTGATGGCATTAATGCCAGCTGTACTTTAACGATTTTACCTAACTGCGTAATTCAGTGATTCAAATTGAGATTGGCAATAGCTACTCAACTATCAAGGACCTATCTAAGACTGAAGAAGTCCAGATTAAGGCCTTTTTAAGCTATACTGTTGGAGGTAGTTCAGCCCATTTCTCAAGGTTTGGTCCTAGGAAGAAGTCTTTAGTCTCAAAAAGAGGCGAATTCCCCACTGGATTGATTAGCCGCTTATTGGAACATCTGCTGTGGAGTAACCTAAAGTTTGAAGTTAAGGACTTGCGCATAAAGCCAGCTATAAGGCCTTCCTACGTTCCATACGGCGTTACCCTACGTCATTACCAAATCGACGCCATAGAGGCATTTAAACGTGAAGAACGTGGCATTATTAGCAGTGCTACTGGAACCGGCAAATCTTTGATGATTGCTGGTATAATAGCTGCCATGAATGTTCGAACCTTGGTTATAGTGCCTAACCTGGAACTAAAGCGGCAATTAACTGAAACGCTGTTAAATGTGCTGCCTGATGATGGTTCGATTGTCATAGAAAACATTGATTCTAAATCATTGAAAAATCACAAGAATTTTGATTTACTAATTATAGAT